TTTTTCTTTTTATTTCGCTGTCAATTTCAGGACAAAAATACCGAGTTCGTGCAGTTAAGGATTCAATCTTTATTCAAGATACTTTGCCAATCGGTCATTCGCTTAAAGTCTGGAGTCCTTACGTTAAAGATTTCCTGCTTACCCTAACCAATCCTGAAGGTTACATTGTCGATGTTATGCAGCCACACACGAATGGATGGAAGCGAAAGGAGGACATCAAAGGATGGTATTATTATGAATTAATTTGGTTTGATTTCAGAGGGAAACGATCCACTAAATCAGGAAAGGTTTTTGTGTTATGAATCGGTCATTAGTCGGCTTGATCTTAGTTTTGTCTTTTGCCTTGATCCTAATTACTCAAAAGGCATGCGATTACAAGACAGAATCAGAAAGGCATGAATCAAATGAATATGCTTTAATGAATCCAACACAGGGCAGAGTTGTAAACCTTACGAAAGATCAGTTTGAAGATCGGTTAGGTTTCAAGATTGATTCTTTAAATAAGCTGCATAAACAACGAATGAAGCACATTGTAGGACTTACTACTATAAAGACAAAGATAGTTCGTGAGAATGTCCCAATGGAGGTAATTCGATACGATACAGTTACACGTATAAGGGAATTGGCTTACTTGGATTCTTGCTTTACAGTTTCGGTGGTTGATACTACATTAAGTATCTCATTCAACGACACGATCGAAATCGTTAATTACATGGGCAAACGATTAAAGAAATTTCTATTCATTCGTTACGGCAAACGGCACGAACACGTTAAGGCATTTAGCAAATGTGGACAGATTGAGATCGGAAGTGTTAAGGTGGTGAAGGAATAGGATTTAGGGAGTATGCCCCAATTTGCCCCACTTGATAATCAGCTTTGTACGTTTTTTTGTATGTTCAAAAAAGCATACATTTCAATATGAAAAATAGAATAACCAATTAGATTTAAGATTCGTAAAATAAAGAATGAAAATAGCAATTGATATAATCAAGAAATTCGAAGGGTGCAAACTATCCTCATACAAATGCCAAGCAGGCATCTATACAATCGGATACGGTTCTACATTTTACGAGAATGGCAGCAAGGTTAATTCGGGTGATTCAATTAGTCAGCAGCGAGCAGAATCATTATTATTAACCACAGTAACCAAGTTTGCATCGGAGGTGAATAAGATCGTTAAATCAACTGTAAACGAGAATCAGAGATCAGCGTTGATATCATTTGCGTTTAATCTTGGAGTTGGCGCATTAAAGAAATCAACTCTATTGAAATTAGTGAACGCAAATCCAAACGATCCGCAAATTGCTCATGAGTTTATGAAGTGGGTGAATGCAGGAGGCAAACCATCGAATGGATTAATCAATCGCAGGAGAGCAGAATTGCATCTTTATTTTAGCTGAAATGCCGGTACGAAAAAAATGGTTTGAAAAATATTTAACTTGGTCAAATGCCGGGCTATTTATTATCATGCCGATCCTTTTTTATTTTGGCTTCGGATTATTGACCGGGCGAATGAAATCTGAAACAGCAGCAGCAGGAATGATAACATGGTCAGGAGTTGGAACTGGTCTTGCCTTAATGATACAGCAATTTAAAAAGAAACCTGATGGGGAATGATACTGTAATATATTACGGGTGGTCGGAGAATCCTCGCCAATTTCCTGATACGATGCCTGATGGTCGGGTGTTCATTTCGCAGGAGATTATCGGAGTTGACACATTCAATTATTACACGTGGCTTCCGATTCCGAAATCGACTATCTTTCAAGCTATGGAAATCACAACTACTCGGCATCCTGTATCTGCTCCGAAACATCACATTGAAATATATTCACATCCTGATGTTGCAAAGCCTTTAGAATGGGAGCAGTCAGGGGAATTGGTATCTTATTGCGGTCTTTCGCTGTTTGTTGCGGTTTGGCTCGTTTGTATTTCCGCAAAACTGTTTCGCCTATCGGTCTGAATGGTGGTTAATTGGGTTGGTTTGTTGCGTCAATTAAGTAGTTATGTGCAAATTGGCTCACTCGGTAACGGCATCCAATGGCTTACGTCTTTCATAATATAATCAGTACCTGCTATTGTGTAGATATCACCTTCACCACTTGCAAACCAACATACAGCCATTGTCTTGTTGCTGTAAAACGGTGTGTATCCATAACACAATATCAGTTTATAATATTCAGGTCTTTCATCAACCGTTCGCCAATCAGCACATAACAAGCGGTTAGTGTCATTGCCGTTTTCGTGGTTTATTAAAGTTTTGTTTTTCATATCAAATTTATTTTAAAGTTAAAGTTTTGTGTTCCAAAGTCGGCAACGAACACCAACCGCCAAAACGTTATACGCAACCTTACAAAGACTGCAACTCCGACTTGACATCATTCCAAAAATTATTGTATTCAACTTGACTATCTGTTATAAGGGGTCTTGAATTTAATATTTCTTCAACTGCCATCAAAGCACATTGTTTGGCTTCTTGATAGTCTAACGTTTTACACTTTAGCTGAAAATTAACTATAAGTTCTGATGCTTTTTCTCTTGCGTTCATATTATTGTTTTTAAATTAAATTCGTAATAAAGGCAGCGTATAACAGCACCCTAACCTTCATAAAACTCATCACTATCATTATTATCACTCCTTTTTCGTGATCTTTTGGAGGTCAGAATCGAAATCATTGCAGCCCAAAAGATAAGTATTCCAATTACTATGAGGTCTTTCATCGTGCTTTAATTTTAAGTTGGTTCACTTTGTGGCACTCCTTTATCGCCTTGAGCAGTTCAAATGCTAATTTAGGTGTTATATTCTCTCTGCCTGTTTCTATTTGCGATATAAACGAGGCATTCGAATAGCCCATAGCATCGGCAATCTGTTGCTGTGTTACTCCTTTAAGTTTTCGCAGCTTCCAAATTTGGAGGGAAAAAGGTTCTTTCGATTTCATGCCGACAAAGATAAACATATTTTCCTAATAAAAAAATTAGGATATATGAAAAAGTTTGCCGTATCTTTGTCGAAACTTAAAAACTAAACATGAAACAAATTCAACCAACCAATCTTCAAGTATTCGCGATGGGCTTGTCAGCTATCATTGCAGGAAGTATGCTTTGCTGCTTTATGTGGGCAATTATTGACTTACTAATTAAATAACGCAATTGCAGTTAGGATATATGAACGCAATTTCATATCATTGCAGTATGAAAGGAATCTATTTAATTACAAACGAAATCAACGGTAAGAAATATGTTGGCATGTCCAATAAAATTGACCGAAGATTTATGGAACACAAAACGCCAAAGAACATAAACAATAAGACTACTGTCTTATGTAAGGCCTTTAGGAAATACAAAATTGAGAACTTTAGATTTGAGATTCTTGAGATTGTTGATTCAATTGATTTGCTTGACGAAAGAGAAGTATTCTGGATTAAAGAATTAAAACCTGAGTATAATATGAACGAAGGTGGAAACGGCAACTCAGGACATCAAGTAAGCGAAGAAACAAAACAAATTTTAAGAGTAGCTGGAAAGTTACAATGGGCTTCTAAAACAGATGCTGAAAAGCAAAAAATAATTAAGAACTTATCTGGGCCAAGATTCGGAAGAAAAGTAAAAGACGAAACTAAATTGAAGTTAAGGCTTGCGAATCTTGGTAAAAAGCAAAGTGCAGAAACAATATTAAAAAGATCAATTAAGCTAAAAGGACTTGCGGCCGGAAATGAATACGGCAATAAGGCCGTAATGTCTTATAAAGATGGTGTCTTTTATAAAGAATATGCATCAGCAAAAAAGGCGGCCGATGAAATTGGAATACATCCGTCAAACATTACAAAGTGTATAAAGTTGACTCAGAAATCAGCAGGCGGATTCACATGGAAATTCTCTAACAATAAATAAAAACCCAAACAATCATGGAAACAACAGAAATCATTACAACAACAACTGATCTTGCTTACTCGCAAGACAAGGCCACAATCGATGTACAGGTATCAACTGCAAAGATGTACCCTAGAAACATTAAGAGGTCAACAGACAACGCCATTGCTATTGCAACAATGGATTCAGAAACGGCTGCAACTTGTACCTATTCCGTTCCTCGTGGCGGTAAGGCAATTACTGGTCCTAGTGTTCACCTTGCAAAGATAATTGCACAAGTATGGGGAAATATGAGAATTGAAGCAAGGGTAATAAGTACCGATGCAACAAACGTAACTTGTCAGGCTATTGCGTTTGATTTAGAAAGTAACGTGGCCATTAAAACAGAGGTTAAGCGGTCAATCATGACACGTAACGGCCGAATGAGTGAAGATATGATTGTGGTTACAGGAAACGCAGGAAATTCAATTGCGCTACGTAATGCAATATTCGCTGTAATTCCAAAGGCTGTTACCGATCGTGTATACAAAGAAGCAATGCGAACAATTACAGGCGATGTTTCAGATACGGCCAAACTATTGAAGAAACGCAAGCAAGTTCTTGATGGCCTTATGAATGCTTACAAGGTAACTGAGGAGGAAATACTCTCGGCCATTGGCAAGGCTTCGGCCGAACACATTGGCTCTGATGAACTTGTTGTATTGATCGGAATTGGTACAGCCATTAAGGATGGAGATACAACAGTAGACGAGGCATTCAGAAAGAAGTCAACATCAAAGCCAGAACCAAAGTCAAAAAAAGAAGTTGAGGCCGAACGAATCAAAGCCTTAATCGAATCAGCAACCTCAACGATTGAACTTGATGGATATTCTGCCGATGTTCCTGCTGAATTGCAAGAGGAATTTCAAGATAAGTACATGAACCTTTTAGAAACTAAATAATGGACTTTAGCAAAGTATTATTTAGGTGTAGTTCACTAGGTAAATTAATGACAGAGCCTCGGAGTAAATCTGAGGTTCTGTCAGCAACCTGTATAGATGAACTTATAAAGGTGTACGCAAAGGTAAAATATGGCAGAAGTAGAGATATCACTTCTAAGTACTTGGAAAAAGGAATTGCAATGGAGGAGGAAGCAATCACATTGTATTCTAAATTTAAACGGGATTACTTCGTAAATAACAAAGCAAGGATGAGCAACGACTTCAT